TTATCAACGAGTTTATATGGTCATGTTGATACCGCCATTTCGTCCAGGCGGGGGTGAAAGTTGGGAAGTTACTCTACGTGATCTGGGTGATCGACATTGTCGTAGTCCATAGTGAAAATGGCTTCGACTTGTGGTGAGTTAACGGTAATCCCAAGGTGCATACTATCAATCATGGATATTAGTATGCGGATGTCATCATCTGAGAAGTTATACCTCCTCTTAATGCTCTCGCAGGAAATTATGCGGGAAACATCGTTGATAGCGACGGTGGTGAAATAGTGTGTGTGTAGCGAGACATCAGGAGTTGGCGTTCTAGCCCATGAGACAACAAGTTGTCTACGTAAGGCAGCAGTGACCGGGTGGTCACCTGCCCATTTAAAGCCAGTCATTACCTGGGAATCCCTCTCTATCATTCCATATTGCGCCCCTAAGGGGTGTTCAGGAGCCAATCCGTCGCAACTTCCGATGGCACGAAAGATGACTGCTAGATTGAGAAAGGGCAGGTATTGATCGCTGGTAAATGAGTACTTGAGAAACTGCATTATCTCTGGATAAGGTGCAGGTTTCATGGTAACCAAGTAGCCAGCGGACTCAGCTGATGCAATGATAAGTTTTTCTGACTCAGCGGGGGTGGGGTACCTGCCAAGGTTTATCAGTTGTGATTGGATATGGTAACATATCAACAAGCTTCCCAGGTTGTTGATAATGACAGTCAGAACACTTCCACTATATAGGATAGGAATTGTGGGGGTAAATTCCATAATCCAGTTGTAGTAAGGGTTCGTAATGGTAATCGGGCAAGAGCATTGCTTGACGGCAGCGTATGCTAAGGTAGCCCAGGATGTACCGGAAAAAGTGTCGAGGAAGGTGGTGAAAATGGTTGGCCCGGCACTACCGTCAGCACCTTTGATATCAATATCAAAGACTTTAATGCCATCAGTAGTAAATATTCCGACGCATCCGTCATCTCCCTTGAACATCATGTGGAAACAGTTAGTTTCCCAAACACGACGTGCACCAACAGACATGCTTAAAAGTGACCCGTCAGCCACATAGGTCCAGAGATCTTGATGGTTGACGGAAACAGCTTTGAGGGCGCCCATGAAAATTTGGGCACAAGCACCACATTGGATGGCAGCGGGGGTGCCAAGATCGACTACGTTCCTGCCGAACTTGCCAAATTTGGCCCATTCGTTCTTAAATTTGCAAGAACAGCCTTCCTTGGCAATAGCCAGAGCTTGAGAAATACGGTCCCTACCTATCATCCAAATAAGTGATACGATAAGGCCCGTCTGTATAATAAGATCCCAAGTCCGGGAATAGAGTTTGAACTTGGGTCTGGTTGGATCAGTGGCATAGGCAGCTGTGTACTCCATTACATCTGTTCTGCCAGACAGAACAACATCCCTCAATTCCTGTATAAGGAGCTTATAGGCAGGTAATGTTGTAGCAATGCTCTGGTTCTGAAAGAGCGAGGCATGGCGGAGCAGAGACTCCTCTCGTGCGGCGGAGAGCCTGTAAAGGAAGGCATCAGCAACATTTCTAGGACTGATTCCATAGAGAGAACGGGTAGAATAGAAACCACGCCACACGGACTTGAAAATAGTCCGAGGGGTGTAAGTTTTATCCCGTGAAAAGGTTTTGGGTTTTTCACCCTCGCATTCTGGGTGTTCTAATCTGACCCTATTTTCGGAGATGCGGGTACAGTACGTTGGTAAGGTGCAAGAAGGGCATCTTGGGTGGTCTAAATTAATCCTGCCGTAAATATCCCGACAATATGTGTCCTTGGCGCAACTAAAAATCCGGGAATCGATAAATAGCTTTGTTACACGGTTCTCACTTCCATAGAGTTTATAAAACCCGGTAAAATTGAGTCCGTATGCGGCGCCAAGGAGGGCTAGTTTGACTGCCACTTAGGAGTCACACCAACCATAGACGAGAATTGACACCGACTTGCCCATTGGTTATAGGCAACGTCGAGGCTGTTCTGCATAACCTCAGAATCAACCTCATATTGGGCGGTGGGAAATTCTTGACCACCCTTGGTGCTAAAAGTAGCACGTTGTACAAATTTATTTCCTGAGGCTACAAAGTAATCAGTGACCTTGTCAATGACCTCTGTGTATACTAAGGCGTGGCAATAAGCGTTGTAGCCTAATGTGGTGTACAGACAGAGGGTAGATTCAAAGACCTCAGAGGTTGCTGGCAGTAAGGGAACTGTCGGATTGATTATTGTGGCCTTCAGAATGTTCCATTCCTCGGTTATTCTATTATAGAGTCTTCGCATGAAGGGGTCGTCTAGTATGCCTACCCAAGCACCAAACCTATGTATTTGTCTGCGCGGAGAGACATTCCCCGTGAGTGTTGGAAATTTAGGAAGGGAGTCTGTTACTTGGGATTCGGAGTGGAGACCGTAGATAATAGTGAGAATAAGTACAATTATGGCTAGTGGAATATGAACTCTGGTCCCTGTAAGAGTGGGAACCATTGAGAAGAGGTAAAGTATGTACAATGTTGGGATGAGGATAGTGACCTTGTGGTAACTTATGAGTTTGGTAATCATAAGTTCGAGCCATGACATCTTCACTTGGAGAAAGATAACCCCCCAACAGGGGTGTAGTCTGATCTTAGGCTTCTTCCCGTCCATTGGGTTATGCCCATCGATATGCTGTGGCCATGAGGGCTGGGCATCAGCAAAGGTTCCGTTCCCGGTGGGAGAAGCAGGAGCAGGTGCAATGGTTTTCACATCGTGAATGAGGGGGGAGAGGACAGGGTCTGCAGGTTGGGCTGGACCAGCGGCCATTGGTTGGCCCGATTCAAGTGGATCGGGCTCATTGTCTTTTTGCTCCAGGATACGATCATCAACGCGTCCATGAAAGGAAGGATTCCTTTCAGAAAAGACGCCCTTGGCGGGATCCCAAGGATAATCTGAATACAAATCAGGGTCACCAAGTGTGCCACTATGTGGGACAAACCCAGGGGGCTTGTCACCTGGTTGGCTCCTATGATAACAGTCGCTAGGGATCTGGTAAAGGGGAGGTCCAATGGAAGACGAGGTAGAGGAGATAGGGGAAGACGGAGGCACGTCGACCCAACCTGAGCTAGGAACTATGGAAGTATTATCCTGGAACTCCTTTCTTAGGGGAGCAGCTCCAGGTAAAGCTCTGAGGGCGTTCTTTGCACTCTGGCAGCTGTCAACAGGGGCTTGGGGGGGATGTGGGTGGGAAGCATGGTCATCCACCACAACCTGTTTAACAAGGTGGTGGGCGGAATTGGACACCTTACCAGCAGGAAGATTACCAAGGGCAGAGGGTTGGAGAAGGGGGAGTATAGATGCGGGGTTGGCAGGTGGAGGTACTGGCTTGGGAGGAGGTAGGGCCTTAAGCTCCATCTCTTTAGCGAGAAGTTCCCTGAATCTGTCTACCTCAGGGCCATGGTGTAATTTACTACACGATTCCCCAAATTCACATTTGCCGGAGGCAGCAAAGTAGCAACATACCCCACGGTACGCTGGGACAAATTCTGCTGGACTCCTCTTGACACCGCCACCTTTACCGCTAGCCTTCTTGTGCACGTGGTTCTTTGCTTCCTTGGCAGTACGCCGCTGGATAAAGAGTCTTTCGGCCTCGTCACCTTTCTTCTTGGCGGCATCCCGCGATTTGGCTGAAACCAAAAGTGACTGGGATTTGGGTGGGGCAGGCTCGGCGACACACTTAGATAGGTCCTTAAGTGCTCTATCTACGTCGTCGGAGTTAGTCCACTCTCCATGTGAGCCGCTTAGCGATGAGGGACGCAGGGTCTCAGGGTCCCTGCCCGAAGCGGAACAGGAACCATAATTTGGTTTAGGTAGTGGAGGAACACTACCGTGGAATGGCACTATGGAGCTACTCTGTGTAACACCAAGTACCGGGGGGGAATAGGACCTTGACGATTGAGGCTCTTTTTCACATCGCGACCACACTGCGAAGGGTGGTTGCGTGAAATACAGGTATACGGAATTATACACATTCCGCTCTCTGCTAGCTACAGATCTTCCTCCTAACCATAATGGGGATGCCGTGGTCTCGACTCCACGCTTCCCAGTTCCTAAGTTACTACCGAACTGCTTAGGTGTAACGGCTTTCTTGTTGATACAACTAGAAAACAGTGGCATGACTGATGAGGACATATATTAATGGTCTTATAAGTCAGGGGAGGTTGTGCTGGATACAGCTTTCCTACTAGTAGGGGGGGGGGGTGATATCATGCGCCGTAGTTCCAATTAAGGGATTAGCTACGTAAATTCTAGAACCGTCCGTGTGGGTGAGAGTGCTGGGGTACCACCTGAGTGCTTCCCGTCAGCAATGACCCAATATCATGGATCTAGTTCTTAGTTGATCGTCTTAGCTCCTGCGGCGAGTAACCAAAAGGAGTAAGGAGTGTAGTAAGTCTGTCTCGAGCTTCATACCTATCGGTAGGAGCAGATTCAGACTTCTTTTGATTAGCCTTATGCCTGGCGGCATAAATTTTTGTGGCATCGCCAGGGGGAGGGAGAGCTTTGAGTGCGAGAAGGTAAGGACGGCGGATCCTATGGATTGCTTCTTTCTCAGCCTCGCTAAGTTGGCGATGCTCCCGATTACCCATAATAGCGTGAGCGCTGTGTAGGTGGTCGATGAGATCAATAGTATAGGGTGGCCAATATTTCTTATCGAATGGGTTCATGTATTGCTTCTCCTTAAAGAAAAGGATGCGAAGCATAACCACATAATTGTCGTAGGAATAAGGCTGTGCGTCGCTGAACCTCTCCAGGTCAGCGGGGAGCTTAATGATCCTCTTGCTTGTATAGGGGGGGTTGACACGGGGATGTGTCGAATTGGCTATAACGGACTTGAGGTCGCAGGCTTGCCTAAAGACTTTCTTTGGTAGATCATCCTTCTTCGGCTCGTCAGTAGGGCCATTCTTGAACTTTCTTGGATTCCTGCCAAAGACGGTCTCATCATCAGGGGGGGGATCGTCAGGTTCTTCTTCGCCTTCACCAGGAGAATCCTGCTCATCGGGCTCGTCGTCATCAGCAAGAGCACCTTTTTGAACATGGTTGTCAGCCTTGTAAGCCATGTGCGTATCACGCCTTATCACTTTCTGCAAATTAGATAGTGACATATTCATGACGGGTTTTGCTGGATACAGCTTTCCGGTAAGGGGGGGGGGATTGTGTCAGTTGGCCAGATGACATCGAGAATGGCCTATACGCTTAGTAAAATTTGGTAATACGGAGTACCAGTATAAGTGCTAAATGTGCCCGGTGCATTGGCATAAAAGCCACCAAATATAGTGAGGGAGTGATTGTTGTTGTAGTTAAGTGTGACGGAAGTCGAACCGCCATACCCCAACTGATAGAGGGAACCGCTGAGTGCTTTAACACTAACGGTGAGATTCCCGGAGCTAGGGTAAGCAGCGAACACCACCTGAATAACAAAGGGATTAGGAGGGGAGTTATCCTCATTAATAATGAGAGATAAGCCCGTGAGGTTGGGTTGCACGATGATATAACTATATTGGCGATAACTAATTTGAAATACAAAATTCGCGACGGTAGAAGAGAGAAGTCCCCAATACCTCAATAAATTTGGGGAGGTAATGGTTCCACATGTTAAGTTGGTACCAACAGTTAATGATTGACTCATAACAGAGTTGCCATTAAATGTTGTGGTACCTGTGACGTCTAAGTTACCCAATATTAACTCGTTGGTGTGAACAGTGCATGAGCCTGTGACATCGAGAAGGCCAGCGACGTAAGTATTGGGGATAGACGCGACACCACTAACACTTAAGTTGGTGCAGTTGGCTGTAGCCAAGGTTGAAGTGCCGCTGGCAGAGATAGTTCCAGTGGACATCGAGGCAGCAGTTACAACACCTGATGAGGCTAGTGAGGAACATGAGGCGGAAGTGAGTGTGGTACTCCCGGACACAGAAAGGGAGGAAAGTGAAGTGCCCCCTGTAACAGTGAGGGCAGCTAGAGAAGCAGACACACTGGAAGTGAGGGTTGTAGTATCCACAAGGCCCGCAGTGAGTTTACCGGTGAGGGTAGAGACACCGGGGACATTGATTGTCTGAAGGGTGGCTAGTCCAGTAGATGTGAGGGTGGCGAGGGTGGTGCCGGAAGTAACGGAAAGAGTACTCCCACTAATGGCGCCAGTTGAGGTTATGGATGAAGCGGTTAAGGAAGTGGTTGTCGTGGGGCCTAGAGAAGTAGAACCTGGAGTGACATTAAGGGAAGTGGCAGTAATGTTCCCAGTGGAGCTAATGGACCCGGAGGAGAGCGTGGCAATGGATGTGTTGCCAGGGGTGATGATGAGGGATGCTCCAGTGATGCCAGCATTGGAAGTGAGGGTTGAAGCCCTCAATGCGCCAGCCAAAACTGAAGATAAGGTAGTGCCACCGGGGGTGATAGTTAAGGAATTGCCGCTGATGGTAGAAGTAGAAACAAGCGAACTAGCACTCAGGGCGCCAGAGGAAACGCTAGACAAGGTAGTGTTGCCTGGAGCAATAGTAAGAGAAGTTCCGCTGATGCTATTAATTGAAATTAAACTGGCAGCAGTTAGTGTCCCAGAACTAACAGTTGCAAGCGAGGTGGCCCCGGTTATGGTAGCAGTTGCGGCACTGATACCGGTAGTAGAAGTGAGGGAGCTGGCAGTAAGCGCTCCAGAGGAGATAGAACCGGCATTGATATTACCGGAGCAAGTCAAAGTCGCAGAAGTGATACTAGCTGAGTTGATCACATCGGCGCATTTGACTTGACCCAAAACACCTGATGCTGGGATTCCGACACCCAAAGAATTCGCGATAGTTACGTTGGATGTGTCCTGCACGGTAACCTGAGGGACAAGCCCGGCAGACCCGGCTAGGCGGGAGCGGATGTATTTACGTTCAAATCTGACGTATTTAGACATCGGTTATGATATTTGTAGGGGGAAGAGAGGTTGCGCTGTATACAGCTTCCTGGTAACCAGAGGAAGTGCTATCTACAAATATACAACATGGGTAACTAACTAGCCGTTGGTAAGACGGAGATTACCCATAGACCCTCCCAACATTCTCATTCCCATGGAGGCTGCAGCGCGAACAGCTTGGGGATTGTTTTGGAGTACCGTTACAGCGGAAGCGGCCATGCTCATGCTGCGCTCAAATAGAGTCTTATACGGTATGGAGGGAGCAGACATCCTCAAAGCGTCTGCCTCACGTTTTGCTGCCTGAACGAGGGCAAACCCTGGAGGGTCGACATGAGTGGCAGTGTGATCTGACATCGACAAAATGCCGATATATTCGACATGTTGGACAATCTCAACCCAAAACGTAGCTGGATTGGATGTGCTTGCGGAAGGTTGCAAGATGATCACACAAGGAGCAGCACCCACGTTTATGGGAGAAGCTATAGCATTGCTGCCACTAAGAGTGCCTACAGCTGCGCCATAAATGCCACCAGAAATGAGCTGATTCCCACAGGAATAAGGATATATACTCTGTGTTTGGTATGATGCGGTGGTCTGGTCGCCATACGGATATTCAGCTTCATTTTCACTAGTGCAAGAAAGGGTCGCGCCCAATCTGGACAATTCCTTGCACTTATAGATAACAGTCTCTTCACTGTTACCAATCAAATCTACCGAGATGCTATTGAGGTTGGCATGGTCCTCTTGTTGGTACACATAGCATCTACCACCGAGTTGCATCTCAGCGGTGTCACATGTTATCCTGATGGCCATGGAGACCATACGAGCAGTGACACCGGCAGTGATGGAAGTAGAGCTGCCAATAAAACTTGCGGCCTGAAAGGGCGAGTTATTGTAAGCTGCTTTGAGAAACTTATCAGTGCCGGTACCCCCATTCCCTAGCTTAAGAGAGGCAGTAGAGATTTGGGGGGCGGTGGCGGTAGTATTTGCAGCGCCCTGCACAGTGGCGTTCAGAGTACCTCCCAAGAGTCCAAGATTGGATCCATAGACTGCAACAGGGCAATCACTAGCAGTGGATCCGCAGAGGTAGACGACTCCGTAGGAATCAACGCTTGCCCCAGTACCCGCGGTGCCTGACACAACAACGGGGAATCTGGTGAACAATCGTTTCTTGGATGACCTAGAAGCAGCAAAGCCGTAGGGTATGCATGCTCCAGAAGCGTTCGGGTGCCAGGGATCGGACACGGCGAGCTTGTATTTCTGAGCGCACTCTGAGAGTGCTGGGCCGGATGGGCGGGATGGAGGGCGGGGGACTCTAAGTTGACGTGGGCGAGCCTGCGGGCGGCTTTTCTCATGACGTTGCTGGTTAGCACGTTTAGGGGGAGTCGCTTTAGGTTTACGCTTAGTTTGCTTAGTTCGGATGGTGGTGATTTTAGTGGACATTATTACGGGATTTAAGGTACGCTAAATTCAGCTATCAGTAAGGGTTAGGCTACGTATAGCTTGGAGTAGACACCTGGAATAGGTGTCGTGGGGATAAGAAGCGAGTGCCAATACGGCCCAGCAAAGAAACAGGGTTCTTCGAAACGACCCAAGTTGGGCTGGAAACAAACTGTAGTGTTTCGAACTGCGTG